GATGCTGTTCCCACGTGCTCATTGGCTGGATGTCGGGCGAACCGTCGAGCGCGTCGTTGAACTTCGCGTCGGCGCTGATCTGCGTGTAGGCTTGCATGTACATCTTGATGTCGTTTGAACTGTCGGTGAACGGCTTGCACCAGCGCCACGCCAGCCGCGCCGCGATTGTTGCGACAAGGCCGGGGTCGAACTCAGAGGACGGCTTGCGTTCGACGTAGGTCAGGCGGAAGCCCTCGATGTTGCAATGGATGTAGTCGCCGTGGCGCGCGAACGGCTCGATGTTGCCGGTGGCGCTGTCGGTGAAGTCGCTCGACCCCTCGACGTACACCACCTTGACGAAGTTCGGCGGCACCCGGAACGCGAGGCTGTAGCCGAACAGCGGCGTGGCGTTCGGGTCCGAGGCCATCAGCGCCTGATTGCGGCAGCAGCGCCACGGGTGGTCGCGCAGGATTTCCAGCACGGTCGGTTCGTAGGAGGTCAGGAAAAGGCGGCCAGCCTTCGAGGTGCTGTCCGCTACCGCCAGCACCGGCTGGCCCAAGTCAATCAAAGCGAGGTTCGCAATCCCCAAGTCTGTCATAGGCATTGCAGAACCTCGCTCGATGCGACTGAAGGCCGGAGGGGTCTTCAGCCTTATTTCACGTATTCCATATTCCAAGAAATTGCGCCCGCCGCCGCCCCTGCGGTCGTCGCCACAACCACCACGTCGTACCAGAGGTTGGGGTCAGCCGAGAGGCCAGCGTCCTGCCACACCGCTTGGCCGATCTTTGAACCGAGCCGCCCGGTGCCGAAGGCTATTTCCGAACCGGCTTGGTTGGCCGCTGTCGGTGCCAGCGCGCTGGTGTAACAGGCCGCAGATACCGCCGCGCCGCCGTCCGCCGCCGTGCGGTAGAGGCCGACCGTCCAGCCCGCCGCCGCCGCCAGCGCGTCGTTGAACATCAAAATGGAAAGGATGCGCCATGACGAGTGGACCCGCGCGATGCGATAGGTCGAGCCGTCATTGTCGGATGCGGCCTTGGTAACGGAACCGACCATGTGGGCGGCCTTGCCTTCCGACGTGGCGTTGGGTGAAAGCGTCTGCACCGCTGCGTCGGCGTTGGCGACGCCCGGTGACTTGGCATTGACGACGGCCATGTGGCCCTCCTGTTGTGGTGTCGCCCGCCGGAATGACGAGCGTCCTCAATGTGCTAGGGGCGCAACGGGGTGGAAACCGTCGCGCCCCTTTCGATCAGATGCCCGGTCCCGCTGTCGGGGCACAGGTGATGATGCCGACCTTGCTTTCTTCCATGCGGGTCGCCCCGATGATCATGGAGTAGAACACTTGGGTGGCGTAGTTCTTGTCGGCGCGCTCGCTGATGCGGGCGGAGGCGTCCTTGCCGATGCCCAGCTTGAGGCCGGACTTGGCCCAGTACAGCACGTTGTCGTTGGCGGAGCCGTCGAGCAGCGTGCGCTGCGTGCGGATGAACTTGAAGCCGCAGAAGGTGTCGATCTTGCCCTCGACCAGCGCCTTGACCGTGTTGTAGTCGGCCGACGTGGTCTTGGTGGTCGACAGGATCGACGTCACCTGCCGCGCCGGTAACGCGATGTAGCGTTCCTCGTCGGCATCGACATCGTGGCTGTCGAGCATTTCTTTTGCAGCGAGCAGCTTCTGCACGTTGAGGCCCCATGATCCTGCCGCCGCCGCCGGGTCCTTCACCGTGATCGGGATGGTCATGGTGGTGTCGTAGGGGGTCTGCGTCGAGCCGTCGACGCCGGTCGATGCCACGGCGGTTGCCGCCACGATCAGGGCGTCGTCCATCGCGCGTCCCATCGCCCATGCCGCCGCTTGCGCGTATTGCGAGGCCGGGTCAATCAGCATCCTGACTTTGTCTTCTTGGTCGACGAGGTCGGCCCAGTCGTAGTCGACGAGCGCCACGCGCCTACGGGCGTGCGGGGTATCCATGCGCGGCGTGTCGGAGTGGCGCGTGGTCCTGATCTGCGCCGCGACCTGCCCGATCTGCTCGAAGTACGCGGTCTTGCCGACCACGCTTTCACTCTCGACACCCATCCGAAGACGGCTGCCCTTTTGCTGCGCGAGGTGCGCGACGTTGCCCTTGTACTGTTCGACAAAGGCGGTGGTGATGAAGATGGACACGGCTGTGCCTCCACAAAAATGGGTTGAAACGGTTCAACACGTTTTTGGGAGTGCCGCCTGTTTAGGGCGATCCCGGCTTACAGGGAGTGCTGCGGATCGGTTACGAGTGCCCGCTAGCACTCCTTCTGTATCACGCCGCTGGCTGTTCGACAAACAGCCGGTTGTGCATGTCGGTCAGTTCCTTCAGCCGCAGGTCATGCTCCGGGTGCGACACGTCCTTGAGCGCGGCATCGTGCTGCGAGCGGAACGAGGCGATGCGGCCGCGCAGCGCGTCGGGTGACCCTTCCGCGCTTTCACCGGGCGGGCGCGGCTGCCGTTCGCCGGTCAGCGCCACCCGCTGCGCGTACAGGCTCTTGATGTACTCCGGGTCGCGCGCCAGCCCGCTGTCGCGTGCGCGCTGCTGCACCACCGCCGGAAGGTCGAGGAAGGCGGCGCGCGCGATGGCGCGGCGTGTCTCGTACTCGCTGCCCCAGTCGCGTTGCAGCACCGCCTTGCCGTTCATGATTTCGCTGGTGACCTGCTTGTTGCCCAAGTCGATCTGCGCGGCGTAGCGGTCGCGGTACTGGTCGACCAGCTTCTGCGCTTGCCGTTGTGACAGCCCGCTTTCAAAGGCGGCTTGCCGCCACCAGCCCTCCATGTTGTCGTCCCAGACCATGCCTTCCGGCATGCGGTCGGGTTTCTGGAACTGGTAGGCCTTCGGTTCCGGCGGCCGTCCTCCGGCGACGTAGTAGCGGTCCCATGCCTCCTGATCGTTGGGGTCCTTCGGGATCGGCACCTTCTCCGAGCCGAGCGTGCGTTCGAGGTTCACATAGGCGCGCGCGAGGCTTTCGGTGGTGGTGTAGCGCGACAGCGAGGCGTTCTGCTGAAGGTCCTGCGGCAGCGTCTTCATGAACTCCTTGGTTGGGTCGGGGGCGAGCGCCGCCACGTTGGGCGGCGTTGTTGCAGCAGGGACAGCAGCCGGAGGCGGCGCAGCAGCACCAGCAGGGGCTGGCGCGGCGGCGGCCGGGGCGGCGGGGGCGGGCGCATCACTGAGCAGGTCGTCGGGCATAGTCGATTTCTCCGCGTTGAAGTTTGTCGCGCATGACGACGATTTCAGCCGAGGCGTTGAGCACGTCGCGCTCGCGCTCGCGCAAGGTCTTCTCGCGCTGCCGCACCTGCTTCATGGTGTGTTCGATGTCGGCGGCGAGGTTGTCGAGCGCGACCGCGCGCGCCAGCAGTTCGGCGGCGAGGTCGTCGAGGCGCTGTTGCAGGGTCAGTTGTCTTACAAGTTCGAGCGTCATTCTTCGTCCGTTGGTTCGAGTTCAAACTGCTGCAACATGGTGGTGCGCGCCTCCGGTATGTCGGCTGGCCGCATCTGCATGAAGCGCAGGACCTGAAGGACCACGTCGCGCTGGCCTTCGGCATGCGCCATGATAGTTGCCTCGCTGCTAAATGTCGAACCAAGAACGTAGTGCCGCGCGATTAAATCGTGGAGAACGCGCTTGCCCTCCGGCGACCCAAACACGATGCGGTAGTCCTGTAACCGCATGCGGTCGTCGTACCGCTGCGTCTTCTTCTCGACCATCTACTGCCTGTAGGCCTGTTGTGCGCCCGCCACCGAGCCGACCGCGCCCGGTATCATCTTGGCGGCACCACCTGCAATCGAGCCGATGATCTTGCTCAGGTCAATGCCGCCGGGTCCGCCGGGTGCGCCCTGACCGGGGGCGGGGGCGAGCGGCGGCTGCGCCGATGGCGGCCCTGCGGCAGGTGATCCGGGCGCGGGCGTCGGCATCTGCGGCGTCGGCATCTGCTGCGCGTTGCCGATGGTCTCGACCGACTGCTTGCCAGCCGACGCGATGCTGTCCATGCCCATGCCGCCGTCCTTGAACGCCTTCGCCAGCATCGGCACCATCGCCATCATGTTCTTCTGGTTGGCCTGTTGCGCGGCCGCCGCGTGCTGGTCGTCGGTCTTGAGCATGGCTTCGTCGACGCCGAACCAGTCGAACAGCATGGGCGTAACCTTGCCCATGTCGATGGGGCCGAACAGTTGCTGCGCGATGTCGGGGCCTAACTTCGCCAGCGGCTCGAGCACGGCAATGACCTGCTCGAAGCCTTGCGCGATCTGCGACTTCTGCGCGCGGGCGAGCGGCGACTGGTACTCGATCCGCATGTCCGCGCCCTGTATTTCCTGCGGCGGCGGCTGGAACGCATTGAGCCGCGACATGATGCCGAACACGCGCTCGACCAGCGGGTTCAGAAACTCGTTCTCCAAGCGGCCCAAGACCGGCCCCAGCAGCCGCATGCGTTCCGTCTGCCGCTGGATAACTTCGGTCGCCGTCATCTTGAAGTCGCCAACAAACTGCACTTGGTCGACAAACATGGTGGTGCGGATGGCGTTGTCCAGCTTCATGATGTACTCGCCCGCGTAGGGAAGTTGCGACGAGGTTGGCATCTGGCCGATTTCACTTTTGTTGCGCAAGTAAGTGAGCGAGCCGGGATATTGTCTGACCGGGCCGACAAGCCCTTCGTGCGGCACGGTCAACGGCGGGTCCACGGCCTTCTCTGCCGCCCGCATCACGGTGCGCGTTGCAGCGTTCGCGACCTTCACCTGCGGCAATGCCGTCATCAGCGGCGAACGCCCATGCACCTCGCCGCTGATCACCCACCAGCGCGGCACCACGTAGGGCATTTCCTCGACGCCGCTTTCCTCCACCACGTTCTGCTCGTTTTCCTCGATGTAGCAGACCGCGATGGGCATGTGCTGCGGGGTCTTGTTGCTGCGGTCGCGCTGCTCGTCGGAGCGCGGGGTGCAGACGTTGAGCACCTTGAACTTGTCGTCGTACTTGCCCTTGTCGTACAGCGCCTTCACCTTGGGCGAAACTTTCTCGCCCCAGATTTGAACCATCTGGCGCACCGTGTACATGCTGTCGCGCATGACGGTGTCGACGAAGCCGTACTCGTTCTCCGCGATGCAGCACTCGAAGATCGGATAGGTGCGCGTGAACAGGTGGCCGGTCTTCTGCTGGCCGATGTACATGACGGCGGTGCCGAGGCTCGACATGTCCTCGAGCAACTGGTTGGCTTGGCTATGAAACGCAGTATGCGGCGAACTTAGCGCGTTGCTGATCCCCTTCGACACGCTGCCGGTCCAGTGCTTTGAACTCTCCTGCTCGTCAAGCGCCTCGTCCGCCAGCCTGATGTTGAGCCAGTTGGTGGCCGGGTTCATCAGCATGCCGTGCATGGCAGCGGCCAGCGTCTGCACGCACTGTATTCCTATCGGGTTGTAGATTTGCGGGCTGATGCGGCGGTCGCCGTCCGCGCGCGGGCCTATCGCACCCATCCGGCGCGGCGCGCCGTAGCGCGCGCAGTCTTCCCACATGTTGCGCCAGTTGGCGCGGTCGCTGTCGAGTTTGTGGTAGCGCCCGATCAGTTGTTCTGTGTCAACCGGCATGGTTCATGGCCTTGCGCGCCTCGACCTCGTAAGGCGAGTTCCAGTAGCCGTAGCGCGCCAGATACCAGAAGGTCTTGACCCAATACGGAATAAACCCGTCGCGGCGGCGTTGCAGCCAGTGGCAGATTTCGTGACGGCGCAGCGCGCGGTTGTTGAAGTATTTCGGGGTGAGGAAGATGCCCCACGGCGTGTACACGCCGTTGAAGCCGAACGCCCACAGGAACGTGCCCCAGAACGGACCCGCCTTCCTGATCTTGGGAAGGATGCCCTTGAGCATGTCATTGCCCAAGCAGCGTCTTCGAGGTGATGTTCTGCTGCGACTGCCCGAGCGTGCCCGCCTGTTGCGCACCGCCAGCGGCACGCGCCGCTGCGGCCGCCGCGCCTTCCGCCACCGGGGCGGCTTGCGGTCCCGCCGCAGGATTGCCGGGGGTGCCGATGGGCGGCGGGGTCGGGGCCGGTTGCTGGGGAGCGGAGCCGCCACACATGTCACAATCCTCCTAATGAAGTCTTGGGTGCTTTGAGCGCGGCATCGACCAGCAGCCCGCCGCCGACGCGGCCGGTGTCGTTGGGGGCGGCCTGTCCGCCGCGCCACGGTCCCGCCTGTGACGGGTCGGGCGCGACCTTGTTGACGTCGATGACGCCGACATTGGGCGCGGCCGGTGGAGGGGGTGGAGAGTTGTTGCCGCCGCCGAAGCAGTAGCAGATGAACCTGTCACGATACTCGAACATGTCAGTTGTCCACCAGCGACTGGTCGCGTTTGCGTTTCATCTGGTTGGCACTCACTTTGTCGAGCGCCGCCACGGTGCCGCCTTTGTAGCCCATCGCCTCCGGGTCGACGGGACTGTCGGGCTTCTGCGGCTCGATGCTCTTGACCACGAACTGCGGCCCTGCGTTTTGCGCCGGTTGCGGGCCGCCCGCCTGTGCTGGCGCTGCGCCAGCGACCGGCGGCGGGGCGGGCGTGGCGGTCGGCGGCGGGCCGTACTGTCCCGTTCCTGCTCCGCTGATTGGTCCGCCGATGCCCATTGTGTTCTGGTTCTGCTGTTGTCCGCCGCCAGCGAAGCACATTGGCTACGCTCCGAGCAAAGTCTTGGTGGTCCGCGTTGAACTGTCGAGGCCGCCCAGCCCGCTGGGTCCGACCGTCGACTGAAAACCCGAGGCCTGTGACGCCCTGATCTGGTCGACCGAAGCCTGTCGTCCGGCCGCGCCTTCGTCCATCTTGGACGGCGGCGGCGGCGGGGCCGCAGGAGTAGGCGCAGGTGCCGATGAACCGCCGCCGCCAAAACACCACGCGATCTGAATTTCACCCGGTCGGCGCATGATGGGCTTCTCCATGATGGACGCTGCACAGCCATACCACGTCGAGCGGTCGGCTGTAGTCGGGATGGTGGGCCTGTGCCTTGGCCCCGCAATGACACGGCTGCTCGATCAGTCTGCCGGTGTCCTTTGCGTGCCGCACCCGCCACTTCGCCCGCTTCTTTTCATCCGGCGCGGCATACTTGCGCCACCAATCGGGATTTTCTGCACGGTAGGCACAATGACGTTCACGCTCGCGCTCGCGGTTCTTTTCCCGCCACTTGCGGCACGCCAATGTATTGGCGGTTGCCACGGCTATTCTCCTTCGGCGCGTTCGTCGGCGTTGCGCGCTTCGCTCGCCTCGGTCTGGTACTGCGCCGCCTTGCCCACGGGCGTGACGCGCGGGGTGACGCGCGGGGTCACCGCCGGAAGTTCGCGCGGCGTCGGGTTGGACGAGGTGCCTTTTTCGGGATGTTCGTTGTTGTAGGACATGGGTCGCCTCCGCACGGGAAGGGAAGCGTCAGCAATAACACGAACAAAAACTTCACACCACTGGCCTACAACCGTCACGTCCGGCGGTATATATTGCCGGTCACCCCAAGACTTGGGCCGTCACTCGACGGCCTTTTTTTCTTCGATAGGCCACGTGCGCGCGAACAGGATGAAGTCCTCGCCGTGGCGGCCGTACTGCTTCATGGTCACCTCCGGCTTCAACTCCACCAGCCGGATGCACGCATGCGCCAGCCCGTGGCTGGCGATGCTTCTACACTCCAAGCGGTGCATGCCGCGCGCGCGCGCGAACGCCACCATGCGCTCGATGCGATCCTTGAACACCACCATGACGCGCGGATAGAGGTCGGTGCCGAACGAGAACACCTGCCAGTTGCCGGGGAAGTTGGCGAACACGCCCATGCACGCCGCCGGTCGGCCGTTGAAGCGGGCGATCCAGCCGCAGCCGTCTTTCGCCAAGGCCTGATGCAGCATCGCCGCCCACTCGAGCGGGTTGTCGGTCGGCAGCATGGCGGTGATTTCTTCGCGGTCGGAGGCGCGCATGTTGAAGCACAGGAACTCCAACGGCAGCCATTCCAGCGGTTCGGTGGTGATGCGCCCAAAGCCGGTGACACCATCGAGCCAAGTCTTCCCGCCGGATGCGGTCACCTTATTTCGCGCCCGCCTTCTTCTTGATTTCGTTGCCGCTCGAGGGGAAGGCATCGCTGGTCTGCTTCACGTCAAGCCGGGTGCCGCAGTTCAGGCACTCGGAGGTGCCATCGGCGCGGCGTATCCAGTTGTGCTCCGGCCCCTTGTCGACGTTGTCGCACGGCATCGCCGCCGGGTTATCTATTCGCATAGACCACCGTGTTGCCGTGCGGATCAGCAGCGCCCATCTTGAGCGGCAGCATGCGCACCAGCAGCAGGATCGCCACCAGCGCCACGATCACCCAGAGGATTTGCACCACCTTGGGCGGAATGGGGACGCCGATGATGCCGAGCACCCAGATGATCAGGTACACGACGATGGCGAGAACGCAAATGTAAATGAGCAGCGTGATGATGCTTTCGATCATTTGCTGACCTCCTCGTCGGTCACCAGACCCTCGCTCCATGCGTCGGTCCTTGCGGTGCCGTCGGCAAAGCGCGTGATTGCCGTGTTCACCCACATGGCGGTCTCGCGCAAATGGCGCAGCGCGTAGGTCTTGTCGGGACCGTCCGGCACGGCGATGTCAATGAGTTTGGCGTACTGCGCGGCACCGCCGCGCAGTTCATCCATCATGTCGACCTGCCGGTCGGTCGGCCTCAGATACGAGAACGCATCCTTGTGGAGAGCCATTCTCCTACCGCTTTTTTGACATCGTCGCTGGCGCGTCGGCGTCCGTGAAGGTGAACGGCATTTCGTTACTGGCCGGGAAACCGGCGTTGCGGACCGCGACCGGCACCGCATCCGGCACGAACAGCGACGGCTTCACCCCGGTCGACAGCTTGGTCGAACTGATGAAGGTCGTCGGCTCGTCGTTGCCGCCGAACATGATCACGGACTTCGGGTGAAAGCCGGTGCCCTCGACCACCATCGTGATCTGCTCGCCCTCGCCAGCCACCGCCGTGTCGGGTACGAGCGCCGTGACCGTGGGTGTCTCGATGCCTTCGGCGCGCACGCCTTCGGCCCCGACGTCCATCGGCACTACGGGCTGGTCGGCTGCGGCTTGAGTACCTGCGACGTGGCGCTGCGTTTGGCCCGTGCCTGTTTTCGACGCTTGATGGTTTTGAGAAGTCGCTTGGCCTTTTTCTTCATCGTGCTTGCTCATCTGTTGCCTCGTTCTGGGTTGGCGTTTGGGTTTCGCGCGCTTAGTTGTCAATCGCTTCGACCTGTTCGCCGTAGGCATAGTGCCGACGCGCTTGGTCGGGCGCAAGCGGGTCGTAGCCTTCGTCGAGTGCTTTCGTGTGCGTGCGGTAGTCGACCGCATATTCGCCTCCCGCGAATGTGAGGCAGAACGCATCGCCAGCGTCGGGCGAGCGCACGCCTCGCTTTTTCATATCATCCTTGCTCTCGACTTGCAGCTTGCCGGTCGACAGCGGCTTGTAGGTCGGCCCGACCAAGTCGCTGATCAAAGCCGGATCGTTCGGTATCTTGCAGTCGCGGGCCAAAAACCACTCGCGCGCCTTCCACCACAACTCGTCGCGCAGTCTCAGGTAACGGTCAGGCTCAGACGAGAGTTCCGCGACGTTCACTCCAAAGACCGGCACGCCCAGTTCGTGCAGCCGGTCGACCACGCCCGCGCCGATACCGATGACGTCGCAGTTGATGGCCGAGGGCTTGTCGCGGTCGGGGGTCTCGTACCAGTCGCGCATGACTAGCCCACAGGTTTCCATCGTGTCGCGGTGCTTCCAGACCTTGGTGAGGTGGGTGATGACGTTGCCTTTACGTTTGACGAGGGCGCACCTGTCGTCCCCGAAGCGGGCGACATCGAGGCCCCAGACCACCGAGCGATTGTGGATGACCTCGACGTCGCGTTTTGTGGCGGCCTCGATGATGTCGAGCGGGATGACGGCGTTGTCCTCCGAGGTGGGAAACTCCCCGAGCACGCGGATGCGATAGACGTTACTGTGCTCGCCGTACTCCTGCGCCATCTGCGCCGGGTAGCTTTCCGAGGACCACGGGTTCTGCCGCCACGGCCAGTGCAGACAGTGCCAGAGCCAGCGTCCTTCTTTGAACGCGCGCGCGAAGTACCCCGTCGACTTGTTGGGGTTGCCGATCATCAGCGCCGACGCGCCCTTCGAGGACATCGCGCCGGAGGCGATTTCAAAGATGACGTCCTCCATGCCGGAGGCTTCTTCCAGCAGGAACAGCAGGTTCTCGCTGTGAAAACCCTGTAGCGCTTCCGGGTTGCTCTTTGAGGCGGTGCGCGCCACCATGAAGCAGTCTTCCGGCATCGAGCGAAGGGTGATCCTCTCCAAGCCGATGTCGTACTGCTCGCGCAACAGCGGCGGCAGCATCCTCCCCCACTTCATCAGTTCGGCCCACGTGACGTCGCGCAACTGGTCCTGCGTGTTGGCGGCCACGGGTATCTTGCAGGGGATGCGGGTGGTCATGAAGAACCACGCCACCCACGCCAGCAGCGCCGTCTTGCCCTGATCGTGCGCCGCCCGGATGGCGACGTGGCGGTGCTCCTTCAGCGCGGTCAGGGCCTCGACCTGATGCGGTTCGGGGGAAGCGCACAGGACGCCGGTCACGAACAGCAGCGGGTCGGAGGCGATGGCGCACGCCTTCCAGTTCTCCATCCTCTGCGCGTCTGTAAGCATGGGGCTAATGGTCCGCCAGATTATAAAATTTTTTCGGAGGGGGGGGGAGTGCCCGCCACGACTGGCCTACGTCGCTGAAGCGGGGTCGGCACACCCCGGCCCTCCTTGAGTGAGCGCGCGAGGTTGGCGCTGCTGCCCATGTCGGCCGGATGGTCATGCTCCCTTGGCGCGAGCGCGCTGCCTGAACCACGTCCGCCGACTGACACCTGCGTCCAGCCAAGGCGTGGCACTGGTGGCACTGGCACTTGGCACTGTTAGACCTAACGATGGCACTGGTGCCACGGTTGGCACTGGCTTCGGTGGCACGTAATGCCGCAGCACCTTAGCCAAGGGCTTAAAGAATACGCGCTGGCATTGTGCCTCCGACAGCCTGATATTCGGGCACGGACGCTCGTCGGTGACCAGCCAAGGATGCCGATAAATGCAGTTGGGACAGTCGAAGAAGTCCATCATTCCGCTGGCTCGCGCACCGCTTCAATCAGCGGCAAAGGCTTCAATCCGTCCTGTCGCGCATCGTTGATTGCACGCAATAACTCCACGAACACAGCGCCAGCTTCGTGCGTGACTGTCGTATCAACAGCCTGAATTGCCTTGCCGTCGAGCCTGTCGAACACGATCTGCACAGCCCACGGCTCGCCTTTGATCGCATTGGCTGAGACAACTTCGCAAACGCGCTTCAGCTTGCTCTTGCCAGCATGTCTGCCTTTGGCAATGACTTCGCCAAGCACTGATCGCAACATCTGTGTCGCAATGCGTTCTAGGTTGCGACCGAGTGGATTGCCTGACTGACCGGCTTGGAATGTCACTTGATGTAAGGCCTAAGCGATTGTGGGTGCTGGTCGATTGTACTCGCTGGTGCGTGGTCAGTCCATTAGCCTCTGGCGAACTGGCGCATGGCTATCGCCTTCGGAATGATACCGCGCCAGAGCATCCGGTAAACCAGTGGTTCAGCCTTCGGGTCGAGCATCACCACCGTCGCTATCCCGCAGGTGTCCATGCGCTGGTTCCACAGCCGTGCCGCGTATTCGATCTGCTGTTCTGTCATGCTTTTGCTGCCTGAAGTCGTTGCTGACGGGTGCGCCGCTTGTGTCCATGCAGTTGGTCCACGGGGTCAGGCTCGAAGGACGCTGGCCGCCGTTGAGAAACGACACCACCTGCATGGCTTCGTGCAGCGAAGCGCAGGACACGAATGGGGTCCACGCGGCTGCCGCGTCGGTGAAACCCACGTAATACAGCGATGTCGCTGGCGTGGTCGGCGGATCGACCGGCAAGAACCTCACGGTGTGCATCAGGGTTTCCGCAGGTAGGCTTCAGCGTGAATAGGATGCTGCATGTGGACAGCCTTCTCGCCGTACTGCATCGGTGCGGCATTGCCTTTTGGATGCTTGACGTGCTCGGGCAGTCCAGTCCGGCCCTTCGATGCAGCATCCCACTTAGCCACCTCGGCCGGACCTACGGGCGAGTTCGGTGAGTGAAACAGGCCTTGCTGCGCTTTCGATTTATACGGCACCTGTGCGCTCCGGGTTGGATGGTTGCTGCTTGTCAGGTGTATGGCGCGCCTCGAAGTATTTGCAGCTTGGCGTGCTGCGTGGGATATTATTCACAGGCTGATAGCCGTCCATCATACGCGAGAACTGCTTGCAGCCGTAGCCAATACTGCCGCGCGGCTGAAGATGTTCACAGTCTCCACAGGCCTTGCCCTTGGGACCTGTGCCAGCCCAAAAGGCCATGCCGTCGATGGTCCGCTTCACCATGCGGTCGAGTTTCCGGTCAAGCACTGTCAGCGGCATAGATCATGTTCCTCAATTCGGCCGGGTCGCGCAGCGTGTCCTGATCTGCGGCGTGACAGGGCCTTCCGGGTTGCAGTTCTCGTAACGGGATGGCGGCCAGTTCGTGCCCCCACAGCCAGCCATTGATCCAGAACTCAGGACTGCGCGAGGCGTCCACCTGCAAGTATGCCCGCTTGTCCTTGATCTTGTAGCTGATCAGCCGGTGGTCGGGGTTCACGATGCTCTTGACGTCGATGGCATAGCCGCCCGCCAGCAGATCGGGCGCGTCGTCCGGCACCGCGATGTCGCGGAAGTCGTCCCACTTCGCCATGTGATAATACTGCTGCGCCGCCAGTTCGGCCTGTACCCCGCGCCGCTCCTGCGCCTCCGTCACCTTGCCGTTGTTGCCGTCCTTCCAGCCGTGCCTTCTGGCGTTGGCGCGCCGCATCTGGTGCGCGTGTTCGGCCAGCGCGATCTGCGCCTCGTCGAGCACGATATAGGGCCGCACGTAACGCTCGGGGAAGAAGATGCTCATTCTGGTTGCGTAGCATATTAGCGGGCGGCTTGTGAATGTTTCACGTGAAACAATAAATCTGTGGATAAGCAGGTCAGCATCGCTGACGATGCCACTACCAATAGACAATCCACAGGCTGGCTTGACCTACGGCATTAAGGCAGTTTTATCTTGCGGAGTGGGTATAGGTGCTGCGCGCGGTTCAGGTGGAGTTCGGAGCGCGCACGCGCATCCCACAGCGCCAGTGCGCGCGGTCAGTCAGCAAGGAGACTTTCGATGACCAAGACTTCCCGCGCTACACTCGCTGCGATCAAGCGAGAGGCAGCCAAGCTGCGGCCACTCAGCCGAAAGAAAGTGACCTCAAACGAGTTCGACGCCAAGCTGATACGCGGCCTTTCTCACCAGATGATGACACGGCAGCGCGGCTTCAAAGGTTCAAAGATGGGGCCAGCTTCAGCCGGTAGAACCCTGTCTGCTGACGAGCGCGCGGCCATCGAGGCCCGCATGCGCGAGGCTGGCACCCTCTGAGGGCATGGACAAACAGAAAACGCCCGCTCCGTTGTTAGCGGGACGGGCGGGCGCTTCCTACTCTCAACAGCCACGCATGAAGCTAGGTGCTGAGGCTAGTCCGGTGCGGGTTCAGCAATCTTAAAGGCGCGGCCGGGTGGCTGGCAAGCGCCCTGTGGGTCGAGCAGTAGCTGCTGTCGTCGTCCTTCTGGCAGCCGCAGAAGCCGCCCGTCACAGGCCAACGGCAATGCTCTGTTTCGAGGTCCATGAAGGTGACCGGGGCGATGCCCTCGAGCGCGTTCCAGATCGCCTCGGGCGGCGGTGCCTGTGGCGGCTTCGGGGCGGATTTCTCCTTGCGGCGTGGCGGCATGGGCGGGGCCTCCGGTTTGGACGCGAGCGGCTTTTGCGGGCGCGGTCGGCACTTGGCGGGCTGCCAAGACCGATGGCTCGACAGCTTCAGCCGCCAGATGCGGCCGATCACGGAGTTCTTGGTGCGGCCAAGGCGGTCAGCAATCAGCCCGGTGGACAGCTTGCGCAGCCACTTGGCGATCATCGCGTCCTCCTCTGGCGTCCAAGCCTTCTTAGGTAGGCGGGGCTTGGACCGTGGCATGGGCGATTGTTTCCATCGACAGCTTGGTGGTGTCGGCCAGCCGGGTGAGCAGCCCCACGGACGGGTTCTTGCTGCGGTTCTCGATGTCACTCAGGTGCGGCGCTGAGGCCTTCACCTTCTTGCCCAAGGCGGCCAGCGACATGCGGCCGTTCTCGAAGCGCCAGCGCGTCAGCGGGTGAATAGGTTTCTTCTTCGCCATGTTTCAGTCTCCTTGTGCAAACGTATTTAGCAGAAGGGCCGCCCCCGTTCAAGGAAGCGGCCCCGTCGCCTGTGCCCCGCCCTCTGGGCGAGAGGTCAGGCGTCTATGTTCATGCGTTCTCCGTGATCTGTTCGAGTGCGATCTTCCACAGTGTCGGGTCGCCCGCCTTCAGGATGTCGAGCAGCGGGCGCTTCTCGGCCAAGTACACCTTGGCGAAGTCGGGGTCGTAGAACTCGATGGTCGAGGTGTTGTCGATGATGTCGGCCAGCTTGATGGTCATGGCGGCCGGTGAGGCCTTCGCCAAGTGCGCGCTGTTGAGCGCCCATCTTTTGGCGCGGTCGATGTCGGTCGAGGGGTTGGTGACCTGCCGCACCAGTTCAGCCACGCCCGTGCCGAACTGGTTGATCAGTTGGCCGTAGGTGACGTCGGTGTCCTCGAGGATGTCGTGCAGGTGGGCGGCCGCGATCACGATGGGGTCGCCGGTCGCCATCGACACCAGCCGCGCCACCTGTGCGGTGTGCAGCCAGTAGGGTGCGCCCGTGTAGTCGCGCTTCTGGTCGGCGTGCTTCAACCGGGCGAAGTCGCGTGCCCGGTTGATCAGGATGTTGCTGAGGTTCTTTTTCATCGTCCTATTCTACCAACTGCGTAGGGTATTAGCAAGGGGCTACTTGCGGTAGCGACCCAGAAGCACACCGCCGCCGAACCTGTCCCACTCCTGTCCGCAGCCATACGGCGACCCACCCGCCTTCTGGCATTGCGAAATGAAGTCAGACCGGCCGCTTGGCTGCGCGGCGACGAGCGCCGCGCCAGCCATCAGGCCTATCAGGAAGACAACTGCCAACTTTGTCATGCGATCATGCCTCCGTCCTTCTTGGCCTCGTCCATCAGGGCGACCGCCAGTTCGCGCGGCGTCCAGCCGAAGGCCTTCTCGGCCTCCTGCATGCGCCCCGCAGGGAACAGGCCGAAGCGGACCCCGGCCTTCTCGTTGTCGTCCATCGTCGGCCACACCAAGGCGGCCCATGCTTGCAGCGGTGTCTCTGTCATGCGGTCACCTTTTCGGGTTGGAGGCTGGCGGCACTGACCAGCCCGATGAACACCCCGGTGTCGGGGGTTTCGAGGAAGTAGTGCCCCATCGTGCCTTGCTTGGGGCAGCCGTAGGGCGACTTCTTCATCACCCGCACCAGCGTGCCGCGCGGGATTTTGGGGGCGTTCTTCGGATCGAACCGCTCCCACCCGGCGGGCTGGTAGTCGTAAATCCGGCCCTTGATCACAGACATTCAGCGTCCTCCTGTTCGCGTTGCGGGAAGTCGTAGTCGGGGTCGGAGCCGTAGTCGTCGGCACCGATGTCCCACCCGTCGAAGTCGTTCTCGCCCAAGGCGCGCACCGTCTTGAGCGTCTGCTTCAATCGGGTTTCTCCGGGTCCTGTCATCAGATGTACCCGGCCGCTTTGAGTTCGTTGTAGATGTCGACCGCAGCCGCCTTCCAAGCCTCGCCGTTGATGAAGGCGTTCTCTCCGAAGTCCGGGGCCGGGGCGAAGGCCTGTGCCTTGGAGGCCTTGCACAGCACGTCCATGATCCAGACCTGCTTCATGGGGCTGCCGTACTCCATGATCTGCTTCACCACCTGTACGTTGGTCTTTTTCGCTTTCTTCATCTGTCGTCCTTTCTGTTGGCCACGTATTGAATATGCACGTGCGAACGATATTAGCAAGGGGCTAATTGCATGACTGCTATGCAGGGGGGCTTGACCCTGATACCATCGCCGTGCAATAACCTCCGGCTTACACTCTTTGCAAGGAGAAACCATGAAAAGAACTGTACTGGCGGGGCTTGCCCTGCTTGCGGGCGTGGGGTTCGCGCAAGCTGACACCTTCGACCCGCTCGACCCGTTGATCAGCTACTCCTGCACCGGGACATCCGGTGGCTGCGCGCAGAATGACAACGGCACCTTCACGCCGCTGTCAAACCTTGGCTTCGGCTGGAAGATCGCGCCCGGTCCAGCGACCGGCAATCTGACCATTGGCGTGTTCGTGCCGACCAATGAAATTAACCTGCCGACGTTCGTGCTGCCGGGACTGACCGACAACGGCGGCTCGCTGTTGCTGGCGCTCAAGATCGCAGCTTTGCTCAACGCCGCAGACGGCGCGAGCATCGCGACTTATCTGGGTCTGCCGAACGCGGGCAGCTACTCACCGACCGACAACTTCGCGAACTTGTCTGTCGGCACGCCGCTGCAAGACCCCGGCTTCACCGGGAACTACGAGGGCTTCAAGATCACCATTCCGAACATCACGCTCGATGGTCAGGGCGGTGGCTCGACGCTGCTCAACGAGTTCCTGTTCGGTGCCAATCTTCCGGCCGGAAGCGTGATCGTCGGCTTCTTCGAGGAACTGTCGGGACCGAACCCCGGCGGTTTCGTCGGCACGGCGGCATCCAATGACCTCGTGGTCACGCCGCAGCTTGTCGACACCACGCCGATACCGGGTGCCATCTGGCTGTTCGGCAGCGCGCTTGCTGCCTTCGGTATGGTGACACGCCGCACTCGCAAGGCAAAATCTGCGTGGGACATTTCGCCCCGCGCGGCGTAACCTAACCCGGTGCCGTGGTCGCCAAGTCATAGGAAGTCCCAAACACTCCCAACCGACAAAGCGCCACACCCACGGCACCGGGCACCTCGCATCGTCGGAGAGGGCGGTGTTCCCCACCCCAGAGACAACGGTGCGGGGTGCCATGAAAAAAGCCGGGGGCAAAACCCCCGGCTTTCCTCGTTCAGGCCTACGCTCGACTAGGCGGCCTGTGCGATCTGCCGCCACTGGCTGGGTGCCAGTTCGATCACCTGCGCGCCGATGCGTTCCAGATCGGTCGCCCGGTCGTAGTCCTCGACCGACTGCGAGGCGGCCGTGATCGCGTTGTAGAGGCCGAACCGCGACAGGTCTCCGCCGCTCGCCAGTTCCTTCAGGACCGACTTGCCCTCGACCTCGCTGAGGCCGAACTGCTTGCCAGCCATCGACACCACCTTGACCAGATCGTCACTCTCGATCTTGTCGGACTGCGTGCCCTCGATCTTGCACGCCAGCGCGTCGAACTGGACCCGGTCGAAGGCCGCCCGCGTCACGTCGACAAGCTGCGCCATCGACGCGATCTGCGTCTTGCGCTTGGTGTCGTCGGTGAGCATCGTGTAGTGCGCCTCGCTCACCAGTTCGTGCCTTGCACCGACATGGTACTTCCGCACGCTGCGCTCGCTGAAGCTGGCGAGGTTCGAGCAGAAGCTGTCGAACACGCCCGTGAGCACGTTCGCTCCGCCGTAGCCGACTTCGCTGTCGCTGATGGTGATGGCCGGTGAGAGGCAGCGCACGATGTTGTGCTTGCCGTCACCGAACTTGCCACCGATGGCAGCCAGTTCGCGCGTGACCTTCTTGTCCACGCACTTGATGTACATGCGCGTGTCGGTCACTTGGCAGGACATGACATCGACGTCGAGGTCGAGCAGGACCGGCAGCAGACTGGCGGCCATGTCCTCGTACTCCATGTCGGTCCTGAACTTGTCGGAGCGCACCGCGCGCAGCTTGCTATCCTGCGTGCGGAACAGTTGCTTGGTGGCGTTCTTGCGGAACCACGTGTTGACGTTGTCGGCCAGCAGCGAGGGGTCTTCCGCCAGCATCTTGTCGTAGTAGGCCTTCGGGATTTTGGTCACCTCCGCGATCTGCGCGTGACCGATCTTGTTCACCCCGAACTCCATGTCGCCAACCGTGACCGTTGGTTCGGCCAGCGGCTGCATTTCGACGTTCTTGGTGTTGGCGATGAAGTCCTTTTTTGTCTCCGCGCGCCGTGCGATTTCGGCGGCGAACTCTTGGATGGAATGTATTCCTGCCTTCATAGCGTACTCCTGTGGGCGTCAGCCCGGTTCGGCCTGTCTCTGGACCGCTCCCCTCAGCATGGAGGCGCAGCCCGACCGGCCTGAGCGCATTATAGCCCACGGCTGATTTCTTTTGCAAGGGATTTATCCACAGGGCTTGTAATACCCTTGGCCGTAGGCGTATAATTGTGGCATCAAAACCGGAGGACCAATGGACACGTCAACCAAGCTGGAACTGAAAGACATACCCGGCATGCCGGGGCTTGTGGCCTACCAGATCACCGCTCCCACCGCCGCCGAAGTGCAAGTCACCATCACCCGCATCATGAACCGCATCAGCAACAGCGGCGGCATCGCAGAGTTCAGGAACCCCTACCGCCAAGGCAACGAGTGGCTGTCGCGCGGTTACGTCAAGGAGGGATAAATGACTGAAGCAACAATCATTAAATTTCAGCCAAAGGCCGAGACCCAGTTTGTTTGTTCGTCCTGCGGTGCTGACCGTGGCTGCGATTGCAATGCGCCAGCGGTCGAGCGGCTGGCGCAGATTAGAGAAGATGGGCGTCAGCGCGTGCGAGTTCATCGAGCAAGAGAAAAGGAAAAAGCCGAGCAAAATCAACAACTGCGTAACGTTACAGACGACGACATGCCGACCGAGGCCGAGGCAGAGGCCAGTTCACAGGCCGACATTTACTACCACGCATGCTTGCTCGTGGAACAGATGGCAAGCCCAACGAGGCGGCGGTTCACCAAGTGGTTCCACGCCTATACGACGGACATTAAAAATGATGAAAGCAAAAGCATTAAAGGACGCCCCGGCTTCCGGGGCAAAAGGCTTCCCTCTGTCAATCTTGCCCTCGAGAGAAGACCTGCAAAGCGCCATCGCACAAAACGGAAAGTGTGACCCGCAACGCTGTTGGCACAAGGTCGCCATCACGGGCGTGTTGCATAAAATGGGCGAGGATAACCCGCGCGTTGCCGTCGATGCGGGGCACGTCCGATTTAAATTCAAGGGATGGCGCTATCGCTGCGACACGCCGCGACATGTCAAGCGTTCGCTAATGCTGTTCGACCGAGGATACTACGATCAAGTCTATGTGCGTCCGTACAAGTTGCGGGCACACCGCACCACAAAGGTAGTCCCGATTTCGGCTGAACGTCAGGAGCAGATCAACAAGGCGCGTGACCGTCGCATTAAGGGCGGTGGCAACGAACACAAGCGTAACTATCCTAGCCTACGAAAACGGGTGGAGGGCTTTTCAAGCGTCGTTTGACCAACTTGCCGGGGCGCAAATGCCCCGGCGACTTTTAATAAAGGGGAACACCAATGGCTTTTGATTTCAGTAAAAAGCAGATCGTCAAGCCTGATTGGCTTGTGTTGGGCAGGAAGAAAGACGGCCCGACAATCGTCCTCACCATTGCCAGCACCGAACTCAAAGCCGTGAACCGGCTGCGCCGATACCGCAACATTGGCTACACCAACCTCAGCATCTGGCAAGCGCACATTGCGCGAAAGGAAACACCGTGACCAAGCCGAAAGCTAAACGCGCGCTCGCCGTAGTGCCGCCGATGACCGACGCACAGGCCTTCCTCGCCATGATCGACCGGGCCGCGCGCGACCCGCATGTCGACATCGGCAAGATGCGTGAACTGCTGGCGATGCGGAACGATGAGCAGCAGCGGCTTGCCAAGCAAGCCTTCAGCATCGCGATGGTCGAGTGTCAGGACGGCATGCGGCCGATCAAGAAGAACATGCAAGCCGACCGCTTCCGCTACGCCAGCCTCGAAGCCCTCGACGATGCCCTGCGCGGCATCTACTCGAAGGCCGGGTTCGCGCTGTCGTACAACTCCGCACCCATCGAGGGCAGCCTGAACCGGCTGCTGATCAGTTGCACGGTGATGCACCGGGGCGGCCACGAGCAGGTGTACTCCGTGCCGATCACGGTCAGCACCAAGGGGCCGAAGGGCAGCGAGGTGATGACGCAGACGCAGGGTGAGGGCGCGGCTGTCTCGTTCGGCCGCCGCTACCTGCTGCTGATGATCTTCAACATCATCACGTCGGAGAACGACGCCGCCATCACCATGAACGGCGGCCCAATCAGCGACGAGCAACTGTGGGCCTTGGGCGAGTTGATTAAAAAGACGAACACCAACGTGGCGGATTTCTGCGGCTACATGCAGGTCGATGCGCTGGTGAACCTGCCGGTGTCGAAGTTTACGGACGCCAAGGCGGCGCTCGAAGCGAAAGAGAGAAAACAGAAGGAGGCCACCAAGTGAACACGCTCGACGAGGCCAGATGGCTGGCCGACGCTGAGGCGCAACCGATACTACAGGGCAGCCCCGAGTGGTTCGCCATGCGCCTTGGCAAGGTGACGGCATCCCGCATTGCCGACGTGATGGCAAAGCCGCGCGTGCCGGGTGCGGGCATGCGGGTCAATTATCTATGGCAGCTTGCGACCGAACGGCTGACCGGGCTGCCGATGAAGACCTACCAGTCGAAGACCATGCTGGAAGCGCACGAATGGGAACCGATTGCCCGCGCGGCCTACGCCTTCAAGTCCGACAACCACGTACATCAGGTGCCGTTCGTCGATCACAACGACATCCCGAACTGCGGCTGCTCGCCGGACGGGCTGGTGAACGGTGACGGGCTGGTCGAAATTAAATGCCCCGAACTCACGGCGCATTACGACACGCTGCTGCGCGAGGTCATCCCGGCTGAGTATCTAAAACAAATGCAATTTCAAATGGCTTGCTGCAAGCGCAAGTGGTGCGACTACGTCAGCTTCAACGCCGACCTGCCGGAGAACATGCGGGTGGCGATCATCCGCTGCCCCCGCGACGTGGACATGATCAGCGAAATGGAGGCCGAGGTCAGGAAGTTTCAGGCCGAACTGGCGGAGAAGGTGGGGCTGCTGCGCGAGAAGTTTCCGTCGTGAAGCCGCCTCTAAAAAAACGCTGCGTAATTTGTGCCGCGCCATTTGCCGCCTCATGGCGGCAGCGCAAAGCAATCTTCTGCTCCGCCCAATGCAGAAAAAAAACGGCTGCATGGCATCGCGGAATGTGGCCGAGAAAAAAACGCCGCTGCCTTGTCTGCGGCACCGGCTTTGTGAGCAACAGCCGCAAGTATTGCAGCAGGGCTTGCAGCCGAGTGATTGAACACGGAAAGCGTCGCATCGCCAGAGGCATCCACAATCTTAAAGTAAAATGCACGGGCTGCGGTTCTGCTTTTATATGTTCGCACGGGCGCACAAGACAATTTTGCAGCTATGCCTGTTACAAAAAGCACTGGCATATCGTGAATGTTATTAGCAAACGCCCTCTGCTAACCAAAGCATGCAAATGCTGCGGCCGTACTTTTGTGCAGAACCGCGTTGACCGGCAACTGTGCAGCCGCCGGTGCCGGTCGGGCGGTCCAACCAAAGCCCGCGAACGCGCCCGGCGTTTCGCGGACCCCCACCACCAGATAGGTGTCCTGTTGCGAGGCATCGCGCGACTGGAGGCCGAACACAAACTCGATGCCAAGGAGTGACTATGGATACTAGAGACACTGAAAAGTTGCGCGACGAAATTGCCACCCTTCGTGAGCATCTGCGTGAGGGAAAGATCAGCAACTCCGTCGCGCGCTCGATCATCTTGGCGGCACGCTTTGAGTTGGAAAGCCTCAAAGCCGAAATGGAGGCCGTGCGCCTTGGTTCGTCGTTCGGGCCAGTAGCGTACCACGCATCAGACCGTGTGGAAAAAACAAAAATCCGCAGGGTTGCGTGATCTAAAACCCCGCCATCATCCGGTGGCGGGGCCTTTTTCAGGAGGTTGCTATCAACAACAAAGGCCTTTTTGTCGTATCCCCGGACGGCTTCGTGCCGCGCGACGAGCGCGCGCGCGACATGCACCGCATCCTGCTCAAGCGCAACGACGGCAAGCCGGTGTTCTTCACGGTGCGAACCGCGCGCAATCCCGAGTTCTCCGCGATGGCGCATGTGGTGTTCTCCAAGCTGGCCGATGGCCTTGGCGTGCCGATGGACGCGGTCAAGGCCTACCTGAAGGAGCAGACCGGCCGCTTCGATCTGGTGAAGATGCCGAACGGCGAGTACACCCGGCTGCGCCACAGCATCGCCTTCAGCGCCATGTCGGAGGAAGACTTCAGGGCCTTTTGGACCGACGCCCTGCCGGTGATTTACGAGAAGCTGCTGGGGGGCGTACCGTCAGAGACATACCAGCAGATCGTCGACGTGCTGACCGGGAAACGTAAGGACTGCTGACATGGCCGACATCGAAAGTGCGCGGCGCGCCATCCAAAGCATCCTGAACCTGCCGAACGCCAGCAAGGAAGTGAAATACTACGCCACCGTGGCACTCAGCCATTTGCCGCAGAAGGACGACTATGAGAGCCGAGTTCAGCAAGACGACAAAGCGGGCGGCCCACGCTCGTAGCGGAGGCCTGTGCGAGTGCCATCGCTGCCCCGGCCTTGTGCCGTGCGGGCAGCCGCTGGCGTTCCCGACCTACTACGAGCACGTCATCCAGTGCGAGGTCGGCGGCGACGGTTCGCTCGACAACTGCGCCGTGTTAAACCGGACCTGCTGGAAGGCCAAGACCGCAACGCAGGACCTTCCGGTGATTGCGAAGTGCAGACGTGTCAGCGACCGTCATCGTGGCATTGCTTCACGCCCTCGTCGCCGTATGGGCTGGCGCAAGTTCGACGGAACACCAGTACGGGGGATGTAGCATGGAGCACTCAGTCGAGCCGATGAAGGAGGGCCGCATCGTCGCCGGGGAGGTGCCGGACTGGCTTGCGCCCTACGCGCCTTCGCACGATGCCGTCCGCGCCACGCTGACCACGCCGGAGGTGCCGCTGTTCGATGCCTTGTGGGAACGCGCCTGTAACAACGAGGTGCCAGCCCTGTCATTGGGCGAGCAGAACCGGCTGATCGCATTTTTTGGAAGGCCAGCAGTAACACCACAGGGGGGAACACCGTGAGGACCACCAGCGAAAGCCTACATGAAACAGCCGCGCGCGGCGTCGAGGCGATCCACGCCATCGTCACCGAACGCGATGATCTGCGCGTTGCCAATGATCGCATGTCGAGCGACATCGCGCTGATGCGCGAGAAGATCGACCAGTTGAGCAGCCGTCTGTCGACGGCAACGGCGGAGCGTGACCACTACATGCGCCACACCGTCGAACTGGTGGCGCGGCTCAACAACATCCAAACGCTGATCGTGTCGTGCATCGAGGAAGCGGGCCACGCGGCCTACAAGCCCTCGCTGGCACCGCCGCCGCCGACACAGGCCGACCTCCCGGCGGAGGACCTTGCTCAACTCGAACACCTGATCAGCAAGCTGCCGCAGAACGGCGGCGCAACGAACTAGGGTCTGCGTGGTTCAGTCATCCCACGCAGGTCGGACCAGCGGGCGGTGTCCGGCGGTAGAGAACAACACCCGCAGCGTTCGGGTGCCTTAACCTTTCGGCACCAGAGAACGTGAAGACCCACCGCCCTCCGGTTGCAAAGCCGGAGGGCGGACCTTTTTGGAAATTCATGCTTTTGAAAAAAAGTTCTCCAATGATTTCGGTCGAACACTCCCGCTAACCCATTGACCTCGCCAACTCAACCCGCACGTGTGTTCGCTTTATGCTAAAATGTCTGTGTTGGGTCGGGAATGGTCCCGGCCAGTTGTTTGACATTGTGAAGGAGAACTTATGCAGCAGAACCTGCAACAGGTCGAGGCGTCACTACGCCGATGGCACACCCGCCTGACCCGCGCTACCAACGCGATCAGGAAACTGGAAGCAAAGCGGCGGCGGCTGAGTGGGCCGACCCGACCGAAGACGTTGGCCGACAGGTCACCGCGCAACGACAAGGGCATCAGCGGCACGATCAGTAAGACGCCGCCGATCCCCGACACCATCCCGCTGCCGGAACTGGACGCCTTCTTCCAGCGCGGGCGCGCGGCACAGGCAGCGGTCGATGAACTGACCGTCCCCGCCTTCCTCGACCGGCGCGACCCGGTGGTCGCGGAGGAAATGACCAAGGCCCGCAAGGCCAAGGAAGCCGACGCCCGTAAGGCCATGCCACTGACAGGCAAGGCCGCGCTGGCGAAGATCAAGTCCAAGAAGTAGAACGCGACTATACACCCGCGCCCTCATAGGTGCGGGTGTTTTCGTATGGGAAGATCACCTCGACCTCGTCGTCGGTGGTGATGCCAAGGTCCTCCATCAGTCCAGAACTGATGTCGGCCACCCTGCCGGTGTCCTGATGCGGACCCCAATCCGCCGGGAACGCGCGCATCGACAGGCCGGTCCTGATGGCATGCACGATGGCGACCTGCGACAGCAGCAGGTCCTTGGTCTGCACGTCGTAGTCCCACCGGCACGCGATGTAGTGAATGAACGGGTTGAGGCGGCGCGCGAGGCCGGTGGTGCCGG